AGCCCGCGGTGAGGCAGGCTTACGATTATGACGCTGACCCTGCGAACAGGGGCGTGCTCTGATGGCCGACATCCTCGAAATCAAGCACCTGCTGGCACAGTCGGCCCAGACCGTGGCCGAGATGCTACTGCCCGGTGGCCACAAGGATGGGCAGGAATGGCGTGCTGGCTCGACCCGAGGCGACAAGGGCGAAAGCCTTGGCGTACACCTGACCGGGCCGAAGGCTGGCATCTGGTCCGACTTCGCCACCGACGAAAAGGGCGACCTGCTCGACCTGTGGTGCGCCGCGAGGGGCGTTGATCTGGCGGAGGCGATTGACCAGGCGAGGGCATGGCTGGGGATCGAGCGGCCACAGCCCTATGGCGAGCCCCGGCAGGCGTACACGCGGCCGGCAAAGCCAACCTGCACGGCGCCCAAGGGCAAGCCGCTGGACTACCTTCGCGAGGTTCGCAACCTGCCCGACAGCGTGTTGGCGGCGTACAAGATCGGCGCCTATGGCGATGAGATCATTTTCCCGTACCTGCTGCCCAATGGCGAGCTGGCGCTTGCCAAGGCCCGCAAGGCAGAGGATGGGGCGGCGCCAAAGCCTACCGCCGCCAATTGCGAACCCATCCTTTTCGGCTGGCAGGCGGTGCCGCCGGATGCCCGCGAAATCATCATCACGGAAGGCGAGATCGATGCCCTGAGCTGGGCAGCTTACGGGTTCGTCGCCATGTCGGTCCCGTTCGGCGGCGGCAAGGGTGCCAAGCAGAAATGGATCGAAAGTGAATACGACCGGCTGGACCGTTTCGAGAAAATCTACATCTCGACCGACATGGACAAGGTTGGCGAGGAAGCGGCAGAGGAAATCGCCTCGCGGCTGGGTCGGCATCGCTGCGTGCGGGTGACGCTGCCGCACAAGGATGCCAACGAATGCCTGGTGGCCGGCGTGCCCCAAGAGGACATGGCCCGCGCGCTGTTGCAGGCGTCCAACCTTGACCCCGAGGGGCTGCGCAGCCCGAGCGACTATCGTGACCGCGTGGCGGCAATCTTCTGGCCTGCGGACGGCGAGCGTGGCGGCTACACGGCGCCCTACGGCAAGCTGGGCAAGAAACTGGTCTTTCGCCCCGGCGAAGTGACGTTGTGGACCGGGGCGAGTGGATCTGGAAAGTCGCAGATTATCTCCGATTGCACGCCGCACTGGATCGAGGAAGGCGCGCGTATCTGCCTTGCCAGTTTCGAGATGCACCCCGCTCAAACGCTGCGCCGCATGGTCAAGCAGGCTGGCAACGTTGATCGCCCGACCGAGCAATACCTGGGCGACGTGCTCGACTACCTCGACAACGGACTCCTGCTCTACGAAAAGGTCGGCAAGTCCGGCGTCGGTCCGCTTCTGGAAATCTTCGACTACGCCCGCGCCAAGTACGGTTGCGACATGTTCGTGATCGATAGCCTCATGCGGCTGGGCATTGCCGGTGACGACTATACCGGACAGGAAAAGGCAGTGTTCCAGCTTGTGGACTGGACCATCCAGCACAACGTCCACACGCACCTGGTGGCCCACGCGCGCAAGGGTGAGAAGGGCGCCGGGGCGCCAGAGACAGAGGACATCAAGGGCGCAATGGAGATTGGTGCCAATGCCTTCAACATCCTGTCGGTATGGCGGAACCGGCGCCTCGAGGAAGAGATCGCGGCGACCGACAACGAGGCCCTGAAAAAGCAGCTCAGCGAGAAGCCGGGCGTGCTGCTCAACGTCGCCAAACAACGTAACGGGGACTTTGAAGGCAAGATCGGCCTTTGGTTCGATCAGACCACATATCGCTACCAGTCGTCACATGATCGCAGCGTGTGGGACCAGCGCAACTACCCGATTGAACGCACCGAGCGGCATGCCGCATGACCCCTATATCCCCCCAATTGCTCGAAAGGAGCGCAGCTTAGATGAGCGAAGGAACGAAGGACGTAATTGAGGCCATGATCATGTCGGGCGCAGTGTTTCTAGCCATAGCGGCCGGGGCCGCCGTATTCGCCGCTGCGGTGTTCTACGGCGGGCTGGTTGCGTTTTTTGGCCTGCTCGGCCTCGCCCTCTTCGGAGTGATGTTCGGCAGCGCCCTTAGCTGGGTCAAGCGCAACGGCCGCGACATGATCCAGTAGCCGCCAACCAGGAACAGGAAGGACCATCCAGCATGACTGAGACAGCAATGGTGGAGCTATGCCGTGCCCGTTTTGCGGGGCGCCAGCTTCAATCGAACATGACAGCGACCATCACGGCGAGTGGTTCAACCTTGGTTGCTCCAAGCATTGGGGCGCGGTCGGTGATCCGGATAAGGCATGCCCCGCTGGGCGGCTTTGGTATACCGAAGATCCGGACAAAGAGGCGGAAGCCATCGCAACTTGGAACCGTCGCGCCCTCCCCCCCAACCAGAAGCAGGAGAGATAGACGTGGATAAGGGAACGATCAAGATTTGCATTGGAGCGCTGACGGGAATTGGTCTGGCCCTTTTGATTGGAGCAATCTGGGCGCCTTATGGGGAATGGCCGCAGGGGCAGCTCGCGTGGACCGCCGTCGCGCTGTTAGTCGCCGCCTTCTTTGCAGTGCCGCTAACCTTTTGAGCGCAACAAGAACAACAGTCTAACAATAGACGCAAATCGGGAATAAACAAGCAATATCAATCGCCACGGGGGATAGACGGGGCATATGACTAGGACCACATTAACAGCCGAGCGCGTAAGAGAGTTGCTCGATTATGACCCGGACACCGGCATTTTCAGGTGGCGAGTGCGTCGAGGCAACGTCGAGGCGGGCACCGTCAGCGACCACAAGGATAGTTCCGGCCACGTTCAAATCCGCGTGGACAATCGCCTATATTTAGCTCATCGGCTGGCATGGCTCTACACGCACGGCGAGTGGCCTCCGGAAGAGGTCGATCACGTCAATCGTATTCGCCATGACAACCGCCTCGACAATCTGAGGCTGGCTTCTCGCAATCAAAACATGGCCAACTCTTCACGGCGAGTAGGAAAGTCCGGGCTGCGCGGAGTGATAGCCTATAGGGGAAAGTGGAAGGCCCAAATCAACGCCTTCGGGGTGAAGCACTACCTTGGCCTCCATGCCACGAAGCAGGAAGCACACGACGCCTATTGCAAGGCCGCTCGCAGCTTCTTTGGCGAACACGCGTCGGTGGCATGACATGGGTATCATCAAAAATCACCGGCTGGTGCCTGACCCATCAATGTCTGATGCCGAGTACTACGCGCAGAGGGCGGCAAACCCTACAAAGCCAAACCTCGGAAGAGTGCTTGTAGAGGAGAACGCCAAAACACGCATTGGCGGCCTGGCTCTCGTGCGCCGCCGGCTGAATCACCACGAGAAAGCAGCCGAGTGGTTCAAGAACGCCTATGAGGCGCTATACGGCGGCTTGGCCCCCGCAATCGACATGAGCAAGGTCCGCGTCGATACGTCGATCATCGCCCATGACAGCGGCATGGTTTCACGTCTCGATCACGGCAAGGCGCTTCAGGATACCATTGCGGCCCTTGGGAGGCCCGCTACAGACCGGATCATCAGCTGCGTAGTGTTCGGAGACCCGGCAGGCATCCTTGCCCCTGTGGGCCCGTCTGGCAAGCCAAGCGGCAGGGCTATCGAGGCAGAGGTCAATGCGCTGCTCGACGCGCTCGATCATGTGGCTGAGCTGCGTGGGTGGAAGAGCCGCCAGAAAGTTGCTTGACGCCCGGAAACGGAACGAGGACAAGAGGGTATCAGGCGCATTTGCGCCGAGCGACCCGCCAGCACCCGCTGAGCGGGTTTTTCCTAATTATATACTTGACGTACCGAAATGAGCGAAGCTAGAGAATCAGCCGACAGGCCGACGCCGAAGCAGCAGCCGTTCACCCCGCTGGAACGCGAGGTGTCGGCTATGCTTGCGGATTGGGAAGAGTCGGGGGAGCTACACGGCCCCTTCGCCAGACGGCTTATTGCCGTCATCAGGCTCGGTGAAGAGAACGGTCACAAAATTGGTCAGGAACACCGCTAGGGCGTGAACCTGCTCTATGAACGTCTCGATGTGCTCGGGCGTGACGGTCATTACAATCTGCTGCAAGTCGGACTTGGTGCGCTTCAGCCGCGAAAACGCGGTTGCCCCATCCGCATCGAACGTCAGCCGAGCGGCCCCGTGAATGATTTGGTGGCGGTGCTCGGCGTAGGCTTCCACTGTGTCCGCAACCTCAAGCATCTTGGGGAATGACTGGCCGAATTTGGTTTCGGGCGCAAAAACGGTTCGGAGGAATTCGAGCTTCTTGTTCATTGCCGTTCTGGGCATCTCGGTGACCAGTTCGTTCGCGCCCAGATTGTAGTAAAAGCCGCTGATGCACAGATCCAAAGCCGTTTCCATAATGGCGAACGTGACCGCAACGCCGCCCACCAGGGACAGCAACCGATCAATCTGAGGATCATTCCTTTCGAACATGGCTGACGCTCCAAAAGACGATGAGAACATAGACGAGGCGAAGCTAGACCGCGTGCTCAAGAAGCTGCTGAGCACGCCGCCGAAGCCGCATTCGAAGAAACCGGAGCGCAAGCCCGATGCAAAGCCAAAACCAGATCGGCGGCCCGCGCCCCGATGAGTTCAGCTTACGGCTGGAACCAGACGGCCGCTATGTTCGCGAGAAGCGGCTGGTCCCAGTTGCTCACAACAGCCCCGACTTGGTCGGCGCAATTGATCACCGCCAGCTTGTCGTTGGAGTCCATGCTGGCCCATACCCGATCGTAGGCGGCTTGCGGCGTCATGGCGGTGTGAACATAGAACAGCGAAAGCTGGAACTGATGCCACTGGCCGAGGCCGCGAATGGCGGCCCGGACGGCGTCGTAGTTCTGGCCGGGTTGGTCTAGGTCGTATGCGACAAAGATATTGTAGGCCACGGTGTGGCTCCTATGTGGGAGCCGGATGTGACTTGACGATGGACTCGTTGAGGTCCTAGGATTTTCTGCGTCATTGATGCCTCGCCACACCCGGCTTGGTTTCAGTTAAGGCCACGGTGGTTCAGACCGTGGCCTTTCTGTTTTTGCAGCGATTCTTTCCCGGGAAATAGGGAAAAGGGGATTCTACCCACCTTTTCCACGGGCGCGAACTTTGGCCGCGATTCGCTTGATCAGCTTCAATCGCTGGCTAGGCGAGACGGGCTTCACCAATCCGCCGATAGGTGAGGCGCTTGCCGCGCGCGCCAGCCAGCAAGTCGTCGGTGCGCTCGCTGTCACCAATGCCGAGAGCGGCGCGGCGATTGTAACGGAAATCGAACTCGCTGAGGTAGCGGTGCAGGTGCGCCTCGCCGCAATGCTGATAGACGCCGATCATGCCGCGCTTGAACACGCTGAACACGTTCTCAATCGTGTTTGAATGCACGGTCTTGTCGCCCTCATAACGGACGTACTCGCCAGCACCATGATTGACGGTGCGGTGAGCTTCGAAGTCGGTTCCAAGCTTCGTGTAGAGGCGGCTTTCGTCGGTGTAGAGCGTGCTCTTGCGGTCGGCATTGGTGAACAGGATATCCTGAACAGTTTGGGCCGTGGCGTGCTCAACATGGAATGAGCGAACAGAGCCGCCGCGCTCGACCAGAGCAACAACGGTGCGCTTCTTCTTCGGACGGTTCGGCTTGATGTAGGGACGGCCTTTGCGCTGAGGCGACGGCTTATCAACGTCAACGCGACCGATATAGGTCTCATCGGCTTCGATGGTTTTGCCTTCGCCGCCGAGCGGACCAGACGACGCAACATCTTCCTTCATGGCCTCGCGCAAGCGGTGCTCCATGAACCAAGCGGTCTTGTAGGTAATACCCATCGAACGGTGCATTTGGTGCGCCGAAAAGCCCTTCTTGCTGGACGCCATCAGCGCCGACGCCAGAAGCCAAATGTTCAGCGGGATATGCGAGCGCTCAAACACTGTCCCCACGGTGACGGTGAACGGCTTGCTGCATTCCTTGCACTTGTAGACGCCGGGGCGGGTGCTCTTGCCCTGAAGCTTGGTGATCCGGCCAGCATCGACGTTCCCGCAATGCGGGCAGACAGGGCCATTCGGCCACTGCACCGCCTCAAGGTGTTCGCGGGCTTTGTCGGCGTCGGTGAAGATCGGGTTCGTGAGTTTCATCATCAGCTCCTATGCCGATGAATCTAGGTTCTAACGCCCCGGTACGTCAAGTATATAATTAGGAATATATGCCTAAT